GTCATGCGTTTGCTTGGTAAAAAACCGTTTTGGCCGTGTTGTTGCATGGCTTGGTTGCGGGCTTTGATGCGTGCTTGGTCGTTGGCTTGGCGTGTTCGGTTTCCTCGACGTGAGTTGCATTGTTTGCAGGCTGGTGTGAGGTTGTCTAGTGAACTGTCGCCACCGTGCATGACGGGAATGATGTGGTCTGCTTCTGTTGCTGGTTGGCCGCAGTAGGTGCAGGGTGGATTGCCTGCAAGTAGTCGTTGGCGGTTGGCTTTGTATGTAGGGGTGTTGTGTTCTTTGCCCATGCTCACGCGCCTTCGGCTTGTGCTAGCGCGGCGCGTTCGCGCCTTGCTGTCAGTCGAGTGTGCTTGTGGTTCATGTCGGGCTCGGTTCTGTTGCGTTTGTTTGTACACAACCTTAGTGATCTCTGTTAGGGCAGACGGGTGTAATGCTCCACCCCGCGGGTTGCCTCTAACCGCGTCCCTATTGCTCTGACATTCGTTCGCTTCAACGCTTTGCCCCGCCACATTAGTCTTGCTGTTTTAGGGCGCGTTGATCTACCCCCGTTACCGGGTGTCATCCACCTAGGGCGCGACCCCTAGTAGGTCATGTGTTTAATTCAGTTGTGCAGGTCAGGCCTTGTGAGCCTGTGGGTGATGAACTCTAGATCGCTAGGGCGCACCACATGATTCTCTATGCCAGCCAACGCAAACGCGGCCAGCCAATTATCCTGACTCGTAGTCGTTTTACCCTTCTCGGACTTAAGCTCAACGACGAGCATTTGACCACGGTTGGGGTGCACCAACACCAAGTCAGGGAATCCTACGTCGCCTTCAACATGTGTTGCCCAACGGCCTCGAATGTTCATGGCAGGTAGGTCGTGATGGATGAGCCAACCGTAGCGCCGGGCAATGTTCAGCACAATCGATTTCAGATCAGCTTCGGTCATACGCCATCACCAATCTGCCTATGTATTCAGATACTTGTGGCACCACAGCGTTGCCTAATCCTCTAAGTCTGTCCATCCGATGGGAAACCCCATCAGCCACTCGACCCACTGCGGGTTCATTTTCCCAGTACTGGGCACTTCGGCGGGCGTGTTCTGTAATTTCTTCATCGTCGCCCTTGAATGCGAACCCCCGTCTAACCCGCCACGGGCTACTGGCGTCGGCCAACGTGCCGGTATCTTGCCTTGCGCTTCCCAAACTGACTTGCCCAACAACGCTTGAGCTTCTGTCTCCGTCATTTCGCCCGCCTGAACTTTCGCTCGGTACAACCGAACGTTGCCTTCCATTGGGCGTGTCACCGCTGTTGGGGTAGGCCACAATGATAATTCTGTCCCGTCGATGATGGGCACCCACGCCGGCTGCTGGTACAACACGCCATTCCGCGTCATACCCGATTTCGGCAAGCTCTCCAATGACGGTTGTTCCCCCCAAAGACAAATGTCCCCTGACGTTTTCCAAGATTGCGTATTGGGGTCGTAGATCGCTAATGGCGTTTCTAACCCAAGGCCACAAATGTCGTGGGTCATCGGTTCCGCGTCTGTTTCGCGCTGCAAGGCTAAATGGCTGACAAGGGTATCCACCGCAAATAACGTCAGGTCGTTTAACGGTTCGCCAGTCAATTTGTTTGATGTTTCCATGGTTTGGCACCTCTGGCCAATGTTTTTTCAGCACTTTGCAGGCGTACGGGTCTATTTCTGATTGCCAAATTACTTTCATCCCAGCACGTTCAAGCCCTAGGTCAAGTCCACCGATGCCGCTGAACAGGCTGCCCACAGTCAATGTCATTTTTTGGCTAACCATTCTTGCCCATATGGGTCATAGGACTCCACAATTCTTTCTTCGTCCAGCATTCGTTCAACGGTGGCGTGACGCAGGTCAAACGATCCGGGCAACATGCGCATAACGTAACGACGGCTGTAATGCCTTCCGTCAGCCAACAAGTTACGCACAGCGTTTTCCACATCAGCCTGTGTTGTCATTGCAACGCCTTGATCATCGTGCTGGCCTGACCGCTTGACAGCAGTTCCAACACCAATGAACTGTCGTTAAACGTGTCGTGGATGCGCTCCAACAACGCCATGTCATCCAGCCCACGGTCTTTTGCCAGCTTCTTGATGAACCCGATTTGTTTAGGGGTGGCAAACCCGGGGCCTGACACAGCGGGGCGTTGCTCCACACGGGCAACCTTTTGCATTTCCTCACGGCTTGCACGTTTCGCTGGGTCAGAGCCCGCGTACCCAGCATTGGCTAAAGCTCGACCGACCGCGCCTGTTTCGCAGTTTTCTAAGTGGCTTGATTTGTTGATGTGGCCTTCGCCTCGGGTTTCTTCCGCCCAGCCGTTAGCGATCAGCACATCGCCAATGAACAGGTCGCAACGGAACACGCAACGTTCGTCGCTGTAGTGCACCAGTTCGGTGAGCACGCGCCCGTTTGGGTTTGCTTCCAAAAACCTACCGAGGCGTGCTGCTACTGGTTCGTATTCGCTTAAATCAAATGCCATAGCCAGCGTTTGCCAATGCGGTGTCGATTTCGTCTAAGCACTTGTCGCCCAATCCATGAATTGCAAATAAATCTGGGTCGGTCATTTGCAAAAGATGATTGACGCTTTGGATGCCACTGCGCATGAGCAAATTGGACACATACGCCGAAAGGTAAATGACTGGTTCATCAGATTGCGCCAGTCGAGGAAATTGGGTCAGTTTTTTGTTTAATGTTTTCATGTCGGGATGCTCCTAGTTAGACCAGTTCCCACACCCTAATTGGTGAGCAATGCCGCCTACGCGATGGCAGGTAGTTGCCTGTGAACCTGATCTTGCCGCTTTTGTGTAAACGGTTAATGATCGGGCCAATGGCGCGGTTGTCGTGCGCTGTTGCGCCGTGATGGGTTTCTAGCCATTCCCAAACATCGTCGGTCGTAAACGTGCGGCGCATACGGCCAACAGTCAGAACAGCGTTTTCGCAATCCTCGTCAAACCGTGGGTTGGTGTTGCCCTCGATTTGGATCATTGCGGCGTTGGCTTGTAGCCGTGCGTCAAATAGTGTCGGGTTCATTCGTTGTCCTTAATCAGCGCGTCGGCTGCTTCCATGAGAATAGCAGCGTCAGCCATTTCGCCTGACAACTCTAGGTCGACAGCGATTAGGCGTACTCGTTTGCCGAGTTGTTGGCGGTCGCGTCGCCGTTTTTGTGCCGGGGTGAGGCTTAGTTCGTCAAAGAACTGTTGCCAAACCTTGAAGCTTGCGTCGTTCATCATTCGTCGGGTTTCCTCGCTTAATGAGTCTTGCCAATGTCCGTCGTATTCGTTGTTCATTTGATACCCCATGGGTGCCACCCGGAATTGCGCCAGATTGCTAAGCCAGCACGCAGGTTGGTTTCTGAGCCGTACAGGTCATCGCATGTTGTCACAAGGTTTTTGGCTTGCAACCATCCTGTTGGCCAATTGCTGTTTGGTAGGCACCAAAACCCGTTGATTTGCAACAAACCTCGGCTGCCACCCATCGGGTCATCGGCGTTGTGCACAGGGCCGGGTGTACAGCGAGATTCGCGCCACAGCACTCGGGCAAGAGTTGCCATTTCTTCAGCAGGCCAACCCACATTCAACGCCAACTGCAATGCCTGTTCGCACTCAGACTTGGGTTGCGGCTCGACCCACACCGTTGTCGTGGTGCTGGTCGTACTTGGTGCGGCTGCCGCTTCAACAGGCACTTCGCCGTATTCGTAAATTTGGATTGTGGCGGGGGGTGCTTCCACAATGCCACCAGACGCTTCAGGAGCCTCTGGGAGCGTCGAAAGACCAAACAGGGCGGCTATGTAGCCAAAAATCAAAAATGGGCTTTTCATTGCGCCACTTCCAGTTGGTAAGGCACGCCCCATGAATCGCCAACCGCGTTCTTGAACGCGATCTGGGCGTGCAGGACGCGCAGTTCTTCGGTGTCCCGAAAGATCTGCACTAGGACTTGCTGGCCGTTTTCTAGGACGGTTCGCATGACTTCGTAAATGTAGGTTTGGCACTCTGCCATGGCATTGCTCCTTTCGTCGGGTAGTACCGACCCTAGAGCACTACTTCAGGGTTGTGGTGGATTTGGTGGAAAAACCAACAAAAGTGCCTGTTTCATGGCTTCTGGGTTGGCTCCCATAGCCGGCGAAATTTCAATGTGGAACCAGTCCCCGCTTGGTGCACCCGACACAGTACGCCCCTCGTATTTGCGCCAGCGGCCTCGATCACACCGCCACGCTCGACCCCACGGATGCGGGAAATAGTCGATAATCATTTCAAGCCCGATTGCGTCAGCGTTGGCCACAAGGCGTTCAATGACGTTGCAAGCTTGTGTGTACCAGTTCGGTTTGCCTCGGTCGTCAGGCATGTTGCGCCAACTCATGTCCACCGCCCTGCCAGTTGCGTGCACTGACGGTTGACCTGGTTTGCCTTTCATGTCACGCACACCCCACGCCCCGTTATTCCACAAGCCTTTTTGGGTTTCGCGCTCCAACGTACGAATGAGCACGTTTAGCCCGGCTGTGGTTCCGCCTGCCGTGCCGTTGTAGCCCGTGTATGGGCGTTTAGTGGTCGCTGTCTGTTTCTTGGCTGCCACGCCCAAAAGCCTTGTCGTTCGGGTTCAACCAACGCAGCAACGGAGGGAGTACTGCTGCGATGCCTGCGGCCAAAAGTTTCGTGGGGTCAGTTTCGCCAGCCAAATACAAGGTAATTGCGCCAGTTAGGAAGCTGCGGGCGTATGAGCCCAAAATCGCTTTGTCGGCTTTAGTCATGGTTCTCGATGTGCCGGTCTATTTTGTTTTCGATTCGGTCAAGGCTGTCGGCGATGATTCCGTGGTCGTCGTGTTGCCTTTTGAAGCCACGGTGAATCCATGCCACAACAATGCTAAACCCGCCAGTAATGAGAGCAATGAGAACGCCGTCAGCCATGTCATCAAGGTGCCGGGGGGTACGGGTTTTCGGCTTTTACTTTGGCTACTGCTTCACGCCATTCGAGCTCGGTAGCGTCGCCGCGCTGCCACTTAAAAAACAACGGATCAGACTGCTGTTCGTAAGCTTCAAGGCGCGCACGTTCTACACTTGCAACCTGATTTTCGTATTGCACTTGCGGCCAAAGTGCATCCAGTTCAGCTTGGGTTGGCTTGGGGCTTGAATCCATCCATTGAAGGCCCTCGTAGGTGTCGCCATTTAATGCCCAAATAGTGCTGGGGTACTTCTTTGCAAGAATAAGGCTGTAATCAATCATGCGCTGATCTCCATGACTGTGAGGCTTGAAATTGCTCGATCGTCAGCAGCCGCTCGTCGTCCAACAAACACGGTGCCGCCGTTAGTGGCAATCTGCACTTTGTAAGTGGTCGCCGATGTAGTGGCTGGACTGTCAATAAAATGGCCATTCCACGTTTTTGACTGAATACTGTCGCCGTTTGTGAACGTCATGGTCGCATTAGACGCGCCACCAGTTGACTGTCCGATCGTGGTTGATCCTCGGACAAAGTTGACGCGATTAACTGTGTTGTTCGTATCGCTGCCGCCGATGGCGTTGAACATGATGAGGATCTGGCTCGTTGATTCTCGCGGGGTGATCGACACGCTCAGCCCAGTAACGTCAACGAACGATGTGCTTGTGGTGCTGAATGTGTCGGTCTTTGAGACCGTTGCTATTTGAAGGATGCGAAACGCGCCTCGAAGGTTGTTTAGTTGCGCTGCTGTAAGAACTGCCCCGGATACAAACGATGCGGGCAGGGTGGTGGGGGTTGCCATGGGTTCTAGCCTAGGACATTGAAACTGTCGGTTGTGCCATATACGGGGTCGTCAAGCAACAGGTTGTAAACCAGTTGGGCGACAGCGGTGAAATAGCGGGATGTGTGGCCGCGAGCAAAATCAATGCGGTGTTCCACGCCTTCTACGGTTAGGTCTTGGGCTAATTGCGTGGGACTGCCGCCAACCAAAATGGACTTCTGAACGGCTATGTAGTCGCCAATGTCAAGGATTGCGGCCGAATCGCGTTGGCTAGTAGTCAGGGTGCCGTAAAACGTTGCTACCGATGTAAACCGAGGTTCTGCCGTTGGTTCTAGCAAATAGTTGGCTAGGTCAAGTGCGGCTGCGTTGTCGTGCAGCAGGCTGCCGTCAATGTAAAGCGATTTAATAAAAAACTCGGTTTGGCTGGCCGTGTCATTGGCTAGTTGTTGGCTGCCACCTGCGGGACTGATCGCTACCCGGTTAACAATGTCTTCGGCTTGAAACGAAATTTCCAAATCATTGAACTTGGCTCCTGTGCCATCGTCTTTAAAGTACAAGTCGGGCGCACCTGAAATGAAACCTATGCGGTCTTGGCTAACCAGCACACCGTCGCGGTCAATAAAGATTCGACCTCGTTCGGCTGAGTATGTAATGAAGTCAAAATAGGCTTTTACGTTGGTACCTTCGGCTATGGCGTACGCGCTTGAGCCGCCTAGTTCAACGGTGCCAGTTGCGATGTTGCGGGCTGCGCCAGTTGGATAGTTAACGCCTGTGCGGTCAAGGATGGCGTTTATTCGTGCCCCAGTAAATTCTTTGCTCGGCGTATGTGCCGTAATGAACGTTTGTGCCAGTCGGTACATGTTGTCTACGCAAAACACGGTCACGGTGTCAAGGCCGCCAAGGGTGAACTGGTAGTCGTAATTAACAATAAAGCCCGTAAACAGGTTTTGCGCCACGTTGCTGTTGTTGTAGCGAACAAGTTTTACGGCTCGACCCGGTGCTAGGCCGGGGGTGCCTGCGGCTTGATCGTAATACGGGTTGGTTGGGTCGTCGTCAAATGGGTTAAATACGCCGTCAGCAAGCGTGTCATTAAGCGTAAATGTCATGGTGCCATTAGTGATGGCGTCGCCCTCATCTTCTCGACCGCGCTTGATATAGACGTTAGTTGTGCCTGATGCAACCGACGCGTAACTGGTGCTGCCGTCAAGAACGTATTGCGTGCTGTTCAAAACGCCTTTTACGGGATCGTCAAGGGTAAAGCCGTCAATGAGAAAGCCAACGTCAACCAGCAGATCGTAGGTGCCTGCGTTTGGGATTGTGACTGCGGCCATTAAACGACCGCGATGTTGGCAGGGCCTTGCACTTGGTTGTATTGCCTAATTGCGTTGACGACCGCTTCACCGATTTCGGCTGATGTGCCTAGCCCGCCGTTGATGTTGACGTTAATTTCTTGGCGTACTCGGGGGTTGTCAAGGCCTTGGCTAAAGAACTCGGCAGCGGCTAGACCTGCGGCGTTAGGAGCCCCGGAAAGGCCACTAGGAGCCGCGGAGACGCGCGAACCGCCCCCACCCCCACCACCGCCGCCCCCACCCGTAGAAACAGCCAAATTGGGCACAGCAGCGGCTGGTATGGCGAGCCCGCCTCCAGCAGGCAAATTGCCTTCCCGTTCAGCCCTAATCGCTGCCATTGATGTGCCTTGGCCGCCACCCCCAATTCGAGGCAAGCTGACTTCAGGGATGCTCGGAATGTCGCCAAACGGGTTAACGGCGTTTAACCCACGAATAACAAGGTTAATCGCGCTAATCCAACCGTTAGCCCACATTTCAACACCAGCCAACATGAAATTAATCAGGTTGTTGACTCCTGTGCGGAACCAATCAAACTTGTTGTACGCGATAACAAGTCCAGAAACCAGCAACGCAATACCAGCCGCGATCGCACTAAACGGGTTGAGCATCATGGCCACATTGACCGCCACTATTGCTGTGGCTACGGCTCCGATTGCGCCAGCGATCGCCAAAAACGCTTTCGGATTATTAGCAGCCCACGACGCAAACTTTTGTAGCACGGGCAAAGCACGTTCAACAATTGGCAGCAATGCCGCGCCAACGGCTTCTTTGGTTTCGTTCATGGCCACAGTTAGCCGGGCAAATCCGCCTTGTGCTGTTTCAGCAAATGTTTGTGTTGCGCCGCCAAACGTCCCGTTAAGCACCGCCATAATCTGATCGAGCGACGCCCCTTCTTTAATGAGTGCCGCCATCTCAGGGCTAAGGCTTCGCAAACTCTTGTAGTTGCCTTCGTAAGCTTTAGCCAGCGCGTCAGCAACTTCAACCAACGGGCGATTGGTGGCCGTGGCAATGTCGGTCACCAAAGTCATGTTTTGCAACGACACGGCTATGTCGTCGGTTCCTCGGGTCAGTGCCTCAAACGCTGGGCGCAACTGATCGTCGGCAATACCTGTTGCCATGGACATTGCGCTAATGGACTTTTCAACGCTGGCGATCTGGGCGTCGGTTGCGCCGGTCACGTTGCGCAGGGTTAGGGCTAGTTGGGCTTGGGCGGCCGCGTCTTCCATAGCGGCTTTAGTGGCGTCGCCGAGCGCAACGGCCAAACCGCCAATAGCTGCGGTGGCTGGCAAAAACGCTTTTTTGACTAGGAAGCCCGCTTTTTGCCCGCTTGTTTCAAGTGACGCAAATTCGCGCTGGGCGCGCTCAATTCCCTTGCCGTCAAACTCGCTGATAATGGGTATGCGAATACTCATTTGATGACCGTGATTCTCAATTCGACTGTGGCTGCGGCTTGGTTGACCAACTCAATCATGGCATCCTCAACCTGACCTTGCGATGATTCTGCAGCAGGCCACATGACGCGAGCTGGCTGCCCGTGGAATAGTGTCAACGCCTTTGTGAATCGTGCGCCTTGCAGGTTGTCGCCACCTTTTTTGCCAGCCATTTCAATTATGGCCGCAGCCGGGTTTTTCTGGATGATTGTCAATGTGCTGGTTGCTCGTTTGCCGGTGTCAATCTTGAATACAACACCGCGTTGGGCGTCTTTTTGGTTGTATGGAAAGAGTTGACGGCGAGTGCGCCCGTATTGCCACAGCCGATTCATGCCTGACAGGTATTGGCTTGGGTAGCTGCTTTTGGCGCGGTCAATAATCGGTTGCGCGATTTTGCGGGCATCTTTGTTGAATTGTTTTCGCAGTTCGGGGTCGAGCTGGCGCAATTCCTTAATGGTTTCTTTTACACCGATTACTTCTACGTTGGTCATTTGCGCTGCTTCCGTTGCTCGTCAAGCACCTTAGCGACCGTGGCTAGATCGGCCATGTCAAATTCAATGTGTGGCGGCCACCACCCGGTGCCCACTAGCAGTTCGGCTAGTGCTCGTCGGTTGGTTCCGCGGGGGTAGGGTTTTCCGCTTCCTCGCTTGCAACCTCAATGCTGTCCAACTGGTTCAAAAAATCGTCAAACGCTGCTGGCACCGCAACCTTGTGGGTTTTGCTGGCCTCAAACGCCAAAAACGCAATGTCCTCAATGCCCATGCCGTTAGCCATGTCTGAGGCTTTGCGCTTAAATTTCCGTTCCCACGCAACAATTGTGCCCAACGTCGTGGACACTTCTTGCGGCTCACCTTTACGGGTGTAGCGAATGGTAATTTTCATGGCTTCCTTTCGTGTCGGGCCGAGCTAGTCAGCCGTGATTAGACGCTGGTGTCCTCGGAAAATACGCCGCCAGTAAACGTCACATCAATGGTGGATAGTGCACCGAGCTGCGCATTGAGCACGGGCAGCGACTCAAGGTACGCGCCAGTGACAATCAAGCCGGGGTTGGTGGCCGAGTCGGGTGGCGATGCTGGTTGGACACGCACCGTGGTCGTGGTACCGACGAGCGACTTCAGCGTTGCGTAGGTCTCCGTTGCGGCATAGGACATGAGAAGCGTCAGGGTCAACTCGTTGTTTTGCAAGCCGCCCGTGTACTTGCGTGACGTATCACCAAACGCGGTTGCCTCAAGTGCCTCGACCGTGCGGGTCAAAACGGCGGCCGTGCACTGGTTGGTCAAATCGACGCTGTTGACGGTGACAACCGGGTTGGACAAATAGGTGGTCGTTGACATGGGGGTTACTCCTTCGGTTCTTTCTTGACTTTAGACTGTTTGGGTTTCTTTTGTGTGGATTCCTCAGCCAGCTTGATAAACCCACCAGCGATCAACCCAGCCACGTTGATGTTGTTCGCGGCTGCGCCTTCAATGTCGTATTCAGCACCGGGACGACCTACGCGGGGGCTAACTACTACCCATTTCATGGGGTCTGACCCAACATTTTTACGGTTAGTTCATAGGCGGGAGCAATGGTGCCACCCATGTCAAGGGTCACTGGCCGCCCGTCGGTGACAGCCACGTTTTTATTAAGCACCTGAGACACAACGTTCAGGATGTTGCGTAGGGCATCCTCGTTGCCGGGGCCGACGCCAATAATGGTAATTGGGAACGAAATGTCAACGGCTTTATTTGTCCACGCGGTAAATGACGGGGCTTGAATAAGCACGCAGTTGGGCACAATGTTCCGCGGATCTGTCACAACCCGCAAACCCGTCACCGTTTTAAGAAACGTGGATAGGTTATTTAACGCTGTGTTAAACAGGTCGGTGTACGTTTGTACGGCCATCAGGCCACCTGCGGGCGATCAATCCCCAACAATTGCTTGACAATCGGAGCCAGACCCACAACCGACGCGGTGGACATGGCATCAAACGACGCAAACTGGTCAATCGAGCCGCGCTGACGGTACAGGGCACCGCCATACATAATCGTGCCCAACTTGACATCCTGTGATGGCACCGTGGTCAGGCTGTCCGTGTAGCCGGCTTCTGCGCGCCGGCGGTAGCAAAACTGATTGGCGGCAGCCGCACAGATCGTCAAAAACGTCAAATCAGCGGTGACTGCTTGTGTGCCGTATAGCCAATCGGCAATGTCGTTAGCAACGATCCATGTGCATGTAGGGGTGCTTGACAAGGTGCCGGTGGCGGCTTGGCGTTGCACATCGTCAGCCGTTTTGGCATACAGCACTTGGTTGGCTATCGGCTCTTGATAGTCGTAAAGCAGGTCGCCTTCCGTGTCCACCCCAGTAAAGCGGTACTGGGGCAGAGCACGGATGACGAACGAGCCGTTGAACGTCGCGTCGACGCCGCTGACCGTTATGGACTGGCCGAGTTCAAGCTCCGCGGGGGTGAGGAGCTGAACTACGGCGTAGTTGTCCAGCAGGTATTTGTTTGTGACCGTGTAAGTGGCCATAACGGTGGCCCCTTACTCGATCAACCGCTGACGACGATGTACTTGACCTGATCGGCGTCTGCAATGAAGGTTGCAACGTACCCGTAGTACGAGAACGTGCGACCAAGCGTGCCGGGCACTTCAACGGACATGAGGCCGCGAACCTGTTCGTAGAACTCGCAAGCCTGCGCGCGCGCCACATAAAGGGTGCCCGACGCAAAGTTGCGGTCAGCGACCAAGTTAAGGCCGAACGGGTTGAACGTGTTGGCCACGGTGATGTTGGCCGTGCCCATTCCGTTTACGCCCATGAGTCCTGCGGCACCTGCGTACGGGAAAATTGGTCGCTTGTCAGCGTCGAGCTGCGCGCCGAGTTTCTGCCATACGTCAGGCGACACGAACAGGGTGTCAGGCAAAAAGTTGGTGGCGGTCAAAATGTCGGTTGCAGCGTCATACAACGCAGAGATCAACGAGCTTGGGTCGTTGGCCGTGACCGTCCACGTTCCACCCGATGCCGAAGCACCGTTGGTGATCGCGTCGGCCGCAACGTTGTCTGACTGCAACATGTACTGTCCAGCCAAGTCCTGCAAAATGATTTGCATTGCGGCCGGGCTGGTGAAGTCAATGTCCTGCACCGAAAGCGTGACTTGTCCGGCAAGCGTGGTCTTGGTGACAACGTTGCTGGCAATCACCGGAGTGGTAGCCGAAACCGGGTTCAGTTCAGGCGACTGCGATGCAACTGACGGGTGCGTTGTCCACGTCGGGCGGATGAACGTCTTGCTGTTGCCGCCGTCTGGCATGGCGCGCGCACCGATTGCTGCAACAACTGGGCGGATGTAGTTCAGGTCTTGGAAGACTGGGCCAAGCACCGGGACAGGCAAGAGGCCGGGCGTGTCGGTGGTAAGGGTGTCACCAGCGGCTGCTTGCAAGGCGGTCTGCTTGGTCTTTGCGGCCTCAACAAATGCTTCGTTGACCTTGCGGAACGTGTCGCCACCAATGTGGTAGGCGGCAAGGTATTCAGCGGCCGACGGCATCTTGAATTCGCGCTTCGGCTGTGCGGGCAGCGGCGCGGTGGGGATTACCTGCTCGGCTGCGGCTTCGATCTTTTCCATTGTTGGGGTCTCCTTCTCGGGGGTCACTTCTTGATTATTACTGATCTCATTTTCGTTTTGGTGGATACTTGCAGCAATGTCGGTGATTTGTGCGCCAACGAATGCGGGAACGGGTACGAGGCTGAGCTCAATCCAGTCGGCAGCTTTGACGACCATGGTGTCGCCGTCCATGCGCCATTTCGTTGGGTTGATTCCTACGGACACGCTGTCAAGCACGCCTTCTTGGGCGAGCACTAGGGCTTCGTCGCCTGCTGCGGTGGGGGCGATTCGGGCCGAAAACAGCATGCCTTCCTCGGTTTCAACACGTTCGCTAACGATGCCAACGGGCTGCGTTGAATCGTGGTACATGAACAGTTTGGGGGCTTTGCCGTCGGTTGGCAGGGCTCCTGCTTCAATACGGATTTTTTCGCCGCCTGTCACGACAGCATCGACATTGTAGGGGACGGCAATTCCGCTGATGGTGCGCTTGGATTCGGTTTCGCCTTCTGCGGCTTGCACCCATACTTGGGCTTGCAATGTGATTTTGTTGTTCATGTTTTTACCTTTCGGAGATTTGTTCTTGCGTGTTTTCTTCGACGGGTTCGTCGGCGCGATCGGATTCGTAGTTTTCGGCCAAGTAGTCGCTTGGGTCAAATTCGACGTAGGTGCCGCGTGGCAAAACGCTGTCCATGCTCAAAGTTTCGGCAATGGCTTCGGCGTACAGCTTGACGCCAAAAATGTACAGGTCGGCGCGTGCCTGTTGGCTGGACTGGTACGAGTATGACCCGGTGGACACGCCCACCAAGTACGGGGGCACGTTTGCCAAACGGGCGGCTTCCAACGCGCTGTAGTTAGCGGATTCAATTAACAGCATTTTGTCTGGGGTCATGCCCGTTTCTTTGTATTCGACAAATTCGTTTAGGGCGGCGGTTTGGTTCGTGGCGCGTGCCGCGTTGAATGCTGACGCCAAATCGGCGAGTTCTTGTGCGCTCATTGGTTCGCCGCCTTTTTGGTACAGCACGCCAGCGGGTACAGCGGATGACGCGTTGCGGTTGCGTGCGGCCTCAATCTTGAGTGCGGTCTCAATCGCGCCCGGTGCCGAGTAAATAAGACCTTGAGCCGGCGAAAGAAACTGCACTAGGTCGTCGGGGTTGATCATGCCGCCGTTGAAATACACTTCTTTGGACGGGGCAAACCATACGGGGCCGACCATGTCGGTGGTTGTAATTGAGCCTGCTGGCAAACGCGTAAACGATGCCGGGTAGCCGTCGGCGGTGCGTGACGTTATGTACCAAAACGCTCGACCAAACATCATCAGGTCGTCAAGTGTCCACGCCATCAAGAACTGATAAGGCACGGTTGGGTCGGGTCGCCGCAACCATGAGCGCGGGTCAAGATAAACCTTTTCGCGTTCGCCATCCATCCAACGTTCGTTGTACATGCGCAGCGGCATGCAACCAATAACGGATGCCATTAGGTCGCGTGCCCGATTGATCGCTGGGACGCTGATCGCTTTGTTGCGTGCTTCGCCTTCTTGGTACGAGTAGTACTGGCCGATCATAGACACGCCTGCTTGGTTTGACGTGTAGCCGCCAGCGGCCGCAGCTTTAGCGGGTGCCGGGCTGATCGCTGCTTTGTTGACGGACTTGCTGAAAATGGCCATGGGTCTATGTTGCCCTATCTGAGTTTGTTTTGGTGGCACCCCCCGTCGGTCGTGTCCGATCC